AGCATTATATGCAATTTTGCATTTTATCCTCCCAATATTTTTTTCTTTTATAATGATAATAACCAATAGGTGAAAAATGTATTCCATCTTCATCCCATTTAGTATTAGCATCCTCCATTATAAAGTGAAATACACACATTAACCAACAAGGTAAAAAGCATATAACACCATATAAAAACAATAAATATTTCATATTTTCAATTTTTATACTAACCGTTGTAGGCAATTATTTTGCTACTTGGTTTGTACATTTATGTTCTGCTCTACATTTCATATCACTTTCCTCATAAGGGCAAAAACCACTTTTAACACCGCAAAACAACTGTTCGCTTTGCCCCACAACAACGGGTATAGTTAATGCTTCAATACGTTCTTCTAAGCAAGTTATGTATTTCGTTGTCTTTATAGGAACATTATCGCTTTTACAATATTCTTTCCATTCTTTTAAAGTCTTTCCTCTTATTTTTTCCATTTTATAAATTTTAGTTTTTAATAAATCGCACTAACCATACCCAAACCGTTATATATTTATTCGGCACAGTGAACGGTGATTAATATTATTTTTAGTATGGTTTATTTCTGTGTTGTATGTAATGCTACGTTAAAAGTTTAGCTTTTCAGTTCCGTTCTTTGTTTTATCTAAATATTCAGAAGTAGAATAAGGTGTCCATTGCCCATTACTAAGGTGCATAGGATAACTACCATTTTTTTCCTCATATTCATACATATAATCTAAATACTCTTGGTATTCACGCTTAACTTGTTCAGTCATTTCTCTTTTATCTTCCAAAAACATATCTTTAAATTCTAATAGTTAATAATCCGCACTACTCATCTTTGTTTTGGTTTAATCTTGGGTATAATTCTTTTAACGCATCCTTAACATCTCCATTACTAATAGCATTTTCTAATTGCATGATATAAGTTTTAACTTCTTCATCAACTTTAAAATGTTTATATTTAGTTGGGGATATTTTTATAGAAACATAACTACTCATTTTTTAATTTTTTACTATTAGCCTTGGTGGAAACCAATCACAAGTATATTCATCTTTAGCCACTCTAACTCGTTTCTCCCATAAATCAATTCCTTGTACTATTCCTTTTATTAGATGTATCTTTCCACCAAGCCCATTCATTTTAACTTCAACTTGCTCACCTAATCTTAGGTCTTTTATATCATCTACACTCATCTTCTTTGTTTTGGTTTAATCACGTTTAGTTTCACATAAACTACAAAATCTACCTCTAACTGTTATAGTTTCATATTCTTTAGGGTGTGGACACATTGGTACAAAATATCTAACTCCATCTTGAATAAATGATTTACCTAACATTTGTAATGTATCTCCACATCTAACAGTTTCAATACCATCTTTAGTAGTTTCTGTTTTATCAATTACTTTCTTCATCTTCTTTGTTTTGTATTTTAATTAGTCTTAATGTATGATTGATGATAGGACTAATCAAAAGTTTTTTTCTTGCTTTATTAAAAGCCTTTCTTAGTGTTATTGCGTTAACTTTGATTACTTTTCCCTCCTCTAGCCATTTGATTGTGTATTTTTTCATCTTTGTTTTAGTTTTCTATTTCTATAATAGATTTATAATAGCTTATTTTACCTATTAACTTCTTTCCTTCTTCTGTCGGCATCTCTCCCCTCTTTACTCTTTCAAGTTGTTCTATGGCTTTTTCTAATATGTCTTCCATTGTATTTTACTTTATTATTATATAAATTATAATATTTTACTTTCTTTTTTAACTTTTCAAAATCAAAGTCGGGAGCTTCTACTGTTATAATATTCCCATCTTTATTTTTCCAACTAGCTGTTAATTTCTTACTCATCATCTTTGTTTTGGTTTAGTATGGTTTATTTCTGTGTTACCCACAATAAAAATTAATCGCAATCATCTTCTATAAGGGTATATGTAACTTTGTACTTTGCTATTTTGTACTTTTCCTTATCCTTAAACGTTCCGTGACAATTTGCACCTCTAGCACTTTCTACACTACCAAAGTCATACTCATCACAATAAGCTCTACTATAACTTCCCACAGGTTTGCCACTACTTCTGTCTATTATTCTAAATACTGTTTCTGGCTTTTTTTCTAATGGTTTCATAAATCCTTAATTTTAAAAGTGGGTAACAATGTATATAGTTTATAAGCCCACCAAGTTTATATTTATTTAATTGTAATTTCTGCTATGGCTTACAAAACCATATACTTAGCCGTTAGCAACAATATTGCTTAATGTAGTCATCTAATTCAAGCAATGGTAATCCCTCTCGGTCACACCTTACACAAAATTCAGCGTACTGTTTAGCAACACTTTTGCTAACAATACCTAAACCCAATAAATCGTCTGCACAATCATTATAGCTATGATGCCAATTTTCTCTAAGTATTTCAATTATTTCTTCTCTCATAATATTTACTGTGTTTAGCCAAACCGTTATATGCAATAAATACAAGTAATGGGGCGGGCTGCAAATGAACTTGGATGCCACCCAAGAGCGTTACTCATTCGTCAACTTTTACGGATTGCTTGTAACATTCCCCACTACTCATTTTCTTTTGGTTTATAAGATATTGACAGCCCAATATTGAACCACCCTATTATTAATTCCAAACTACCATTAAGTAGTTTATTGTGAGTTAATTTAACGAATGGTATTATATAAAGTTGACATGATATTTTATGTATGTTTATCTCCATCTTTGTTTTGGTTTAATTTTATGTACATCAAAATAGTTTGTGTATCACATTTTAACAAAAATGATATACAAATCTTACTCATCTTTGTTTTGGTTTAATTAATACTATAGTAGCTATTTCTGTAACTACTTATTGTCTTTTGTTACTATGGTAGCTATTTAGTAAACAAATCTGTTTACTTTTATAAAATTTTGTAAGGATAGCTCTTTACTCATCTTCTTCCTCAGCATCGGATATATAGATTCCTTCTATTTGTTCACCTAGTTGATCGAAAATATCTACCTCTAGCACACTATTACCATTATAGTTGATTGTTATTAAATACTCTCCTAAGTCGATTTCTTGCATCCTTTTTGGCTTAAGCATAACTAAACTCTGTTTTATTTAATTTAAACACTCCTTTACCATTATCACTAAAAGAACATAGAATGTAATATTTAGTTTCATAACTAATGTATATCTTTTGTTCTTTATATGTATATTCTTTTGACCAGTCTAGGTTATTATATTCTTTTTCCATATCATTTATTTTTTTATAAAAGAGACTAAGTATTAGTTAGTCTCTTTTAATAATATTTAGTCTTGTTCACTTTTTTCAAATGGAGCAAGAGGATTTGAAATTTTATATTTACTCCAAAATGTTTCTATTTGCATTTTAGGTTTACTATATAATTCACTTCCTTTTGGAATCGTTGTTAAAAGTTCCTTTTCCATTTTCGTTCTCTTCTTTTCAGATTTTGAAAAAACTAATTCTAAATTAGATGCTCTCCCAACTTTATGAAAGTCCATAATTTGATTTTTAAATTCATCTCTAAATTTAGAATACTTACCATTATAAAATAAATTAAAATGATTATCCATAAAATCAGGAAAATTAAATACATATAACACATGATATTTATCAATATCGAAATATTTAATAAAATCATTATGTTTTATTATTTTCTCTTCGAATTCTGTAAATGCCTTAGACTTAGAGTATCTATAAAGCAAATATAGACTATTAGCTCCAAATTTGTACTTTATGTCTTCTACATCTATATAACAATTAACAAATTGTTTATTCCAGAGAAAATAATTTTTGTCATATCCAAGAATAGGCATTAGAAATTTACTAGCTTTTGATAACTCTCCACTAGTAAGTAAATAAATATTATTTTCTTTTTTTTTTAATTCTAAAATCTTAAAATGTTCTTTTCCTAATAATATTTGAGATCCTATAGTCAGAATATAATCAGGATATATTAATTCAATTAAATTATCTTCTTTATCAAAAATTTCCTCGGCAATAGTATTAGATTTGAGAGCGATGTTTCTTGAATTAATAGGAACAAATTGGATTGTTTTTCCATTTCCTATTTTTATCGCTGTCGTTCTCATATCATTATCATATCTTTAGAGGTACTTAATTCATTTAATTGGATTACTCCTTTATTGAGATAAACTTCTTTAGGATAATCCCAAAGTCCTTTTTCTTCATGCCATTTAAGATCTCTGAGTAATTCTTTGTAGCCTTTAATTCTCCTATCTCTATAGACCCCACTTTCTGTAGCAATATTAACATCTGCCCAAGTCATCTCATAAATGAATGGAGGATTGATATTAGCTTTTTCTGCTACTAAAAATAATGGAGACAATATTTCATAGTCAATAAGTTCAGGATCATTTAATATATACTGTCTTACAGCTTGAGTATAAAATGCTCCTTGTAAATAATATCTAAACTTTATATAACTAGAACGAAAAGCATAAACGCTTGTTCCAGTAGTCTTAATATCAATTACTCTTATTCTTCTATTTATATGGTCTATGTATAGCATATCTAATAAAGATTTACATTTTACACCTTCAGCTTCGAATAATAAAGCTACTTGAAACATAATTTGTATCGAGGTTCTTTCTTCAAAGTATTTCTTTGTGTACTTACTTGTTTTTAAAGCTTCTACTGAATCTCTAGCTCTTTGATAATCGTCAGATGATAAGACATCTTTCCCTATAGAAGAGATTAGAACTTTAAAGTATTCTGTTCCTCCTTCTACAATTTTTGATATTACGGTTTCAGGTTTCCATTTACTGCCGTAACCAATAGCATTTGCTACTTTAAGAATTTGGTCTTCATAGTTATTCAAATCATCTATTGCTATTTCATCTCTTGCTATAACTCCTTGAAATACACTATCGCAAATTGCTTTAATATTTTCAGAAGGATCTTTTTCAGTAAGAACTACAAATTCTTTCCAAAAGTGAGTTGGTCTTGTAAGTAGACAATCTACTGCACTACCAAAAACAAACGTAGAATTACTTCCTTTAGATTGTTCTTCTTTTCTTGTTTTATACATTACAGGTGAGTAATCTAAATTAGATAGTTCGCTCTGAGATGTAGCAGGGTAATCCCTGTATTCTTTGTCATTATTATATTTTAAAATCATATCATAATCTTATTATCATAACTTCTGAAACATCAGAAAATTTGCTCTTTATTCTAGCGACTAATTGTTTAGCATAGATAGGATAATCTTCTATAAAATCTGACATTGCCTCGCGATCATGTTCTTCTATAGAATCAAATAAAACAGATTCATATACTTCTTTATCATTTATTGTTATATACTCTACTTCTTCAGAAGTCATAAGTATTGAAATAGAAAAATCAGTTAAGTGTTTTGGTATATCTTTTGCAACATAATCCATAAAATCATATTCTATATCTAAGTCAGATAAATAAGTTTTTCTTTCTAAGTTAACAACATAATCGTGAGCTTTTTCTTCTTCGTTTAAATAGTTATACGGGTTCATATTTTTAAAGTTAAAAAGGGGCTAATCATATGACTACCCCTTCAATTAATAAATGTATTATTACAATTCATTCAGTTCTCCAATTTCTTCTCTAAAAGAATCGTTAATTTCTCCAAAATCTTTAATAATATCTTTTCTTAAGTCGTTCCATTGACCATCTGTTTTAGATGCATATTCAGAAGAGTGATAGATTGAACCATTAACTCCACCAAATGATGAATGAACAAAATATTGTAAGCATCTAATTGCTCCATCACCAGAATAAATATCTGGAATAGCTCCTACATGCATCGGATCTACAAATACATTATGAGTAACAGTTCCATCATGTTGATAACCATTAATATATTTAAGTCCTCCAACATGAAGTCCTTTAACACAACTTTGATTATCATTAGTATTTACTTGAGACCAATTTTCTAATCTGTGATTACAACCAACTTTAATAAAGTGTTCTGGTTTAATATAACCATTTTCGCCTTCACAATAAAAAGGATCTCCACCAGTTCCCATCATTACAGGTTGAAATAATCTATCTTCAACATGTTCAGGTTCATCATAAGATACAATTCCTGTATCTTCATCGATTGTTTTACTATAACGAGGAACAATAATTTGATTTCCTTCATCATCAAGTGTATATTTTTTAGTAATTTCTGTAGATACTTTATACGTACAAAGAAGTCCTTCCTGAGTAATTTTTACTTGATAAAGAGTAGCTCTTTCTTTAGCAACTTCCTTACTTAATCCGTTTTCAGTTATTAAGTTCTCAATAACTTTAGGGTCTGCCCAAATAGCATTAATATATTGAAACATATTAGAACTTTTTATAATTTGTTCATTTTTATTAAGCTTTCTAAGAATAGGATTTCTTAACCATCTAGTCCATAATTTAATTAATGGTTCAATGTCAATTCCTTTTTCTAAAGATGTCAATAATCTATCAACTAAAGCTTTAGGCATTTCAACAGACGATACTTTTGCTCCTACTTTTAAATAAAATTTACCAGTTGCTTGATTAACGAACACATCTGGACATTCTGTCTCGATAGATTCTTTATAATTAATCGTGGTAAGTTCTTTCATTTGCTCGTAAAGTTCTTTAAGATCAGCTATTTTTTTTACTTTTGTAGATTGCTCTACAATTTCATTTAAAGTATCCCATTTCTCTTTCGAGAAAGGGATACCAAATGAAACTTCTCCATAACTACCTGTTATGGAGGATCCAATTCGATTTATTAAAATCATATTTTTTTATAAAATTTAATTAATATTTATTCAAATCCTTTTGTAGTCTCTACTTTTTCAGCTATAATATCCGCCATTTCTTCATCTTCGTTCGTCGAATTAGATAAAGTTACAGCTTCATCAATAGAATCTAATAGATTAGTTTGACTTACAGGTTCTTGAATTGTTACATCATCTTCAGTTAATACTATATAACCTTTTTTATTTGCTGGTGCTTTTCTAGATTTTGTAAATCCAAATTCTATCATTGCATCATTTACTTCTGTAGAAGTAATAGCAAAACGATCTGCTATAACTTTGTTTGATTCTCCCATCGCTTTTAACGATCCTAATACACTCTTTTTAAGAGTAATTGTTTTAATTTCTAACATACTTTTTCTTTTTTTATTATTATAAATTTACGATTTTTTAGTTGTATTTCCTATGTTTCAGGTCTAATATTTCCTTCAATAATACTTCTTGTTCTTGAGTAATAGTTTTATGATAAGTCAAGATATCTATATTATTAAATAGAAAATGTATAGGTTCTGCATACTCCAACAACTCTTGGAGAATATTATATTGCTCCATTTCTATGGCGCATCCGTCAGTCAACATAGGTAGACTGAACATTTGTGTTGCTTTCTTTTGAATAGCTTCTGAATTATCTTCATGGTCAATTACAAATAACTGAAATTCTTCTACTTTATTCATATGGTCTACAATAGAATCAAACCATTCTCCATGAGCTCCCCATATATTAGTATTCATTTCAGTATAATATCTATCTCTATACTTAACAAGACCTTGATATAGTTCTTGTAATTCTACATTTAATGTAAAATTGAAAAAGAAACTTAATTTGTCTAATTGTTCATGAATTAATCTAGCAGTATTCCATTTTATTAATTTATTATCCATTGTTATAGTATTACCATCTAATCGCTTAAATGCTTGATTAATATGATTAAAATTCTCAAAGTGACGTTTATTAGCCTTACTAATTTTAAAGACTTTATGGTCAGAAGAATTAAAATTATTCTCACAATAATAATGATTATCATATGTAGAACTATCAAATAATCTAGTAAAATGATGATAAGTATGAATTTTTTCAGCATCATCACTAAAACCATAATAAATAGTAGCATCATTTTCTTCCCATTCTTCGATTTCATTAATCTTGGGTTCAACTGATGTAAAACTAAATATTTTATCTTCGTCATGATAACCTGAATATGCTCTACCTGCTCTATCCATATTAAAGTATAATTGATGAGCAACCATTTTGCCTTCTAAAGCTCTACGATCTTTATTACTTCTTTCTCTTTCTTCTTCAAACTCATTAGCTAATTCTTCACTCTCTTCAAATCTTTTCTTCCATTCAGCTGAAACTTCTAAGTCATCATAATTTTTAAGTAAATCAGATTTAAGTAAAGCTTCTTTTATAATATTATATTTAGCTTGTAGTTCTCCTGGTTTAACTTTATCAAACAAAGACATTAATCCATCATCTTTATCTTCTTTATCCATCATAGATTGAATATATCTATCTATATCTTTATCTTCTAATAAAACAAAAGGTCCATAATTCTGAGCAATAAATACATCTTTACTTCTTATAGTAGAACCTGACTTAAACCAAACATTATTACTATTGAAGTTATGCCAACTATTGATATCATCTCTAGAAACTAAATCTTTCTTTTTAGAAGAATTATAACTAGATGAAACTATTCTTGGATTAAATCCAAAGAATAATGACATAGGGCGCTCATATTTGATAAGTTCATTTTTAGGAAATTTAGGCTTAATTTTAGATGTATCTACAACTTTAGCCATTCTACCTAGAATACTACCTTGTCCATAATTTCTTAATACGTTTTGACATTTCTCAATCCATAACAAAAAATCATCTTCAAGTAACTCTTTATTTACAATACTAGTAGCTTCTTCAACTACTGCATTAAATCTACTCTTAATAAAGTGTCTTGTATTCTCATCCCAAATAACAGCTTCTCGACTTGGTGTAACAGATACTCCTTCTTGTAACACGGTTTCATTTCCTTCTTTATCTCTAATTATAGAACGAATAGGACATTTAACTCCAATATTACCATTAAGATTCTCTAACTCCAATTCTGTGAAATCAATATAACCATAACAAACTCCTACAGATGAATCTGCAGAATCTTCTTTTACTATTACAATATGAGGTTTTGAAAATTGATTATTATCTGAAATAATGATATTTTTAGAATTATACATTACATCAGCTAAAAACTCAATATCCTTTATTGTTCCATCTTCATAAACATAATTAAATTCTACATTATCAAAGTATAATAATTGAGATTTAACACCTTGCATAAACTTATTTCTGTGATGTCTCTTCGCTAATACTGTAACTTCTGTAAAATTCTTTTCGTTTGTTTCTTCATAGTAAACTTTTGTACCATCGTTAAATTCAATAAACTGATTTTCTTCTTCTGTTTCCATATTAAATTTAGAAACTAAGAAATCAGTTTTATATGCATAACAATGAGCTTTAAACTTTCTACCATTATGTACAGTGGTTATTGCATAGTAATCACCTCTTAAGGAAAGAGCAACTTTAGCGCCTAATCCCCAAGCACCTAGAGCAGCCTTAGAGTTTCTCTTAGTAGAATATCCTAATGAAAGAACTCCTTCTAATCTTGAATCTCCAATACCAACACCATAATCTTTTATTGTGAATCTGTCACAATATCCTGTACCCTGATGTTCATTGTAAGTTAATTGTACTTGATTATTAACAAGGTCTAAATGATTAATATCATAATAATCAGCATCAAAATTACTGTCTTTATATTTATCTCCTGTTCTCTCTATATAATAATCTTCTATTTTTGCTTCTCCTTGTAGAATTTTCAATGCTATTTCTTTTTCTTTTTGAGAATCAACCGCATTGGAAGTTAACTCTCTAATAGTACTCTCTTCTGGTTTTTGATATTGAGTAGATTGAAGAATATCGAAAACCATATTCTTAGCTCCATCATCAATCTTTTTTTCAAAACCTACAGAACCTATTAATTCTCTATCTATTTCTTGTATTGCCATCTTTTTTTATGTCTATATAAACACCATAATCTCTCTCCATTATATCCAATAGTTCTTTAGCTTCAGAAGACTTATGATCTTCTAAGGTTTGCATTGCTTCAAGAATTGTTAGGTATTTTATGTTGAGATCAGTTATGGTATTAAATTTTTGTTTAAATTTATTACTGAACGTCATCTTTTAAATAGTAAATAGTAAATATTAAATGTCTTTCGTCTTCTTTTTCTACCCAATGATATCTTTTTCTACCACTTTCTATTACGTAGTCTGGATTATCGTCTGGTATTCTACCAGCCTCTTGTAGAGCATCTTCAAAAAACTTTTCTAAAAGCCACATATTAGAAACATCAGGCATGATTCCACGTTTTATTTCATAGATGTCACATGAAATACCAAATTTATGCCCTAATATTATAGGGATTCTACTTGGTAATTGTGAGATAATAAATCTTTTGAAATAAGCGTGATAATACTTAGCCATTTTGGTTCGAACTGTATGATGCATTACACCATTATATAAGTCCTGACCATTTAATGTCCATGTATTAGGAGTTCCTGCTTTTTTACTATTCTTTAGAAATCTATTCCCGCTTTTATCAACACAATAAAACTTTACGCCATATTTTCTTGATTTCGAAGCTAAGTTTTCTAAATATTTCTTAGGAAGTTTTGATCTGTCTTTCCATAGCCAATACTTAGCCATAGTCTTTTTAGACTTTTCATATTTACTCTCCCATTTCGGTATTATCACTTGAAACTCTGTTCCTTTTGTATTCTTCATCATCTTCTTTTTTTACGTTTTGTTCTAACCATAACTCGTATAGTCCAGAATCGTAATCAAGTTCTCTAAGCATTGTTCCGACTATGTAATCATTCCTTTCTAACATATCAAATAATCCAAAAGGATTTGTTTGATGATGTTCTCTAACTTTGTTTTTAAATTCTTCAGTGTAAATCATTGATTGTTTGTTTTAATTGGGTTAAACTATAGTTCTTAACAAAATCGCTTACATCTTTTACATCATAAGATGCGTTAAACATATAAGCAGGAATATTATAAAGTCGTCTCATTTTCAATGCTCCTTTTATTCCAACACGATCAAAATCATAATTTGATACGATTGTATCAAATCTTTTTTTGAGTTCGTTAATAACCTTCTCTGAAGGTATTACACCTTCTCCTTGAGGAGCTATTGCTGAAATGCCAAGTTCATAAAAAACCATAACATCTTTTAAACTTTTAGTAATTATTAATAAGTCTCCTTTTTCAGGTAACATATGCCAACCTTGAATAATATCAAAGGACGCATTAGATAACCATTTTAAATTAGAAGTAGGTTGTAATATTTTATACTTATAATTTCCGAAATAATAACAATAAACACATGAGCGCTTACTTAATCTAAAACATCTGTTGTTAATAAAATATGCCTCTAATGGAGCTACGTTAAACAATTTTAATGTTTTACATGTTATTCCATATTGAGACCAATATTCTTTATCGATTGAACTATTCCAATCTCTTCTAACAACCCTTATTTTGGTTTCTACTTCTAACTTACTAATGTCAACATTATTGACTTTTCCTACAAATCCCTTTGATGGAGAAATCGATTTATAATTACTTCCTAGCTCAAGATTAAAATCATGATTGATTATATCTAGTGCTTTTCCAAATCCTACAGCATGCATAATCATAACTAAGTCGAAACAGCTACCTGTATCTCCTGTTGTATGATCTTTATACATAATTTTTCTTACTGTCCCTCTAGAAGGATAGATATCGAAAGAAGGATTACGATCTTTTCTAAATGGGGATGATATCGATCCCATTTTAAAATCCTTTCCGACATAGTATTTAAATATATCATATTCAGATATTCGTTTAAGGATTTCTTTAATTGTGAGTTCAGTTACATTTTTAGTTGAGAAATTGTCATTCATAGAATTTTCAAAATTAAATAAAAAAGAGAGACGTATTACACGCCTCTCCTTATTTGTAACTATATATTTTCACCACTACATGAAAATGCGACTAAAATGGGTCATCATCTGCTTCTCCCATGTCAAGAGCTACTGAACCAGAAGTTTCAGTATCCGCAACAGGAAGTCTTTTCATATCCCATTTATTATTTTCGTCAAACGTAAGTTTAGATTCTCCTTCTCCAAGAGGTGCGTGTTCAGCTCCTGCTTCAACAGCTTCTGCAAATGAAGGAAGTCCTAAATCAGCTTTAAACCAATTTCCTTTTCCTTCTTTACCTGCAATTTCATTACCGATAAATTTCATTCTTAGTTTATGACCTGCTAATAATTGATTAAGGTTTTTACCCCAATCTATTAAATTTTCTCCACCCACATTATCTATAGCATCACGAGTTACACATTTTGTTGCAATGTGAAGTAATTTTTCCATTGATTTAGGTTGAGCTGCAGTACTCATATAAAAGTTAGTTTCTACTTCTTTTTGTTCTGCATTTACAAATTTAAAAATAAGTCTAGGAGAAAATCCTTCAGGTTCTTCACCTCTTATTTCAACAATCTTTACTACTTGTATTCCTGGAGACACATACTTGCTCACGAATACTTTTTCTTCAGTTCCTTTTGTACTGTACATAAAATTTAATTTTTATTTGTTTATTATTAATAATTACTTATCCTTGTTCGTACTTGTCGATTGTCTTTACAATCTCGTACATATCATTTTTAATTTCTAAATCTTTAAAACATCCCATTGGAGTTTTTGCGGGTCTAGAACCGTCATCGTTTGTAACATAGACATATCTATCTTCTTGTTTTCTATCCTTTTCTGGGGGTAGAACTTTACTATAAAACATATAAGTAAAGTAAGAAGGAATATCAATGTCTCTATCTAACATTTTTCCAGGTGTTTTTAACTGCATTCTAGAACCTTCAAAAGTTTCTACTAGTTCAGTGTGAAAATGCATGATTACAGTCAAATCATCTCTATAAATATCAGTTTTATCAAATATTGTTTGATAAGTTTTAGCTGCAAAATCAGCCCATCTAGCAAATGCTTCTCCTCCACTATTTCTTGCTCTAAATTTTGCAGATTGAGTTTCAGCATTAAAGAAATGAGTCATATCATCAACTAAGAGGTATTTAATATGAGGAAGTTCATCATTCACTTTTTTTACTACTGCAGAAATAGCAGAGATTTGATTGTTAATTACTAAGTTTCCTTTATTTGTTTCCTTATCATACTTAATATAATTTTTTTTACTCCCAGGAAAAGGGAGTTGCGTTTTGTTGTTTGGTAACAACATAAATGTTTCTTTTGGAAGCATGTTCCTAAAACTGGTAGTCTTACCAGTAGAGGAAGGCCCTGCTACTCCTATCATTCTCATAGTTTAAAATTTATTATGGTTAATAATTTCTTTTTTAACTTCTTCTTGAAGTTCTTCTTTTCGTTTTCGATTCCCGCATAAATATAGAGTAGACTCGTCTTTGGATGCTTCTTCTTGCACAATTCTTCTTGAACGTCCTACACTAAAAATAGAGGGTAACTTTCCTGCAGCCATCGCTTGTAAAGCATTGGCTAAAGTCATTGTCATCTTATTTTCTAGTGGATCGTCCCTTTGAATTAAGTGGAAGTAAAGTGCATAATCGCTGTCTCTTGTCTCTGGATATTCATGTAGTAATTCTCTAACTATTGTATTAAAATTAGTTATTTTTTCTGACATTTCCTAATTGTTTTTAATTAAAATCCTCCTGTTCCCCAGCCTATTTTATTAGTTGGAGGCTCTTCTAATATTCTGTTATGTTTAAGGTCATTTATCATTTTAGTGAAACACGGTTCTCCGTCTCTAACTTTAAGATAATGCATATATATAACATCTTTTACTGGTAGTCCATAAGGACCATATTGACTTATTCCTAACATTTCAGGTCGATGAGGAACTATTACCATATCTGAATATTGATATAGTGCATCTGCACCAAATATATCTGCCTTACATGGAAAGTGAAGTTCAGGATTAAGTTTTCTTTCTTTATCTTCTATAGATCTGTTTAATTGAGACACAATAATAAAAGCTGATTTTATTTGCTTCTTTAATTTATTAAATGTAAATGCTAAATCATATAAACTTTCCTGTTGATTTTTTTTTGGAGTCTTTTTTACTAAGATACTATGATCTAAAGTAATAAGTATTCCTTTACCTTTAATATCAGGTCGTTGACTAAATTCAAAAATAGTTTTTTCTATTTCATTAGCTGTACCTGGCATATCTACATAGTAAACAGGTGTAGTTTTAGATATAGTTCGAAAATATTCTTGGGCGCTTTTAAATTCTTCTTTGTTAATGTTACCTTTTAAATTTTCTATATTAGCAGAATATAAATCTTTTACAGGTTTTTCTAAATGTTTAGATAATTTTCTACCTATTAATCTTCTGGCTAACATCTCAAAATTAAATGAGAGCACAACAAATTCTTCTTCAGGGTTATATTCAAATAACATAGTCTCAAGCTCATTTAACATAGTAGTTTTACCTGAACCAGATAAACCTGCTATAGTTATAATATTACCCCATTCTATACCATTCATAGAAACCTGATTAAATTTCTTCCATCCTGTTCTTAATGATTTAATGCTCCCATCCATTCGACCTTTGATATATCGCATCTCTTCTTTAGCAGCTTCTTCAAATGTCTTAATTTTTAATAATGAATTATATGAGCTTTTGTCCATAAGTTTCTTTTGTTTTATTTTCTACATCTGTAGAGGTTATTATTAAATCTTCATATTTTTCCCATGTTCTATTTCTAATCCAAGTTTCAAGATTTTGCAAATATCCTATATCTGTAGTTCTTACTTGAATATCTACACATTTAATAATTTTATCATGAAGAGGTTTATTGTTCTTCACAATATTTAGATACATTTTTCTTGCTTTATCATTACTTTTTGCATCAGGGTCTTTAGCTCTTAGGGCCCTAGGACCTGATGGTCCTGCAACTTTAAAAGGTAAATGAGAACATAACTCATACCATGATTTTCCTATTTTATCTTCTATTAAATCTGTAAATTTACCTCTCGCTACCCATTCATCAGGATCATCTCCAATCATCCTTAACCAACCGTTTTCTTGTAGTTCATCAAAGTCTACTTCATCACATACATCAAATATATAAGAAGTTTGATTTTTATGAATAAGCATCATTGCTACCCATTCAGCAACAGATATATTTACAGATTTAAGAAGTTCTAAATCTAATTGTATTGTCATAATTTATTTAATTTAATATCGAATTAAAGGACGATCTTACCAGAGGGCATTAAGCCTTTTACTGCCTGGCTCCCAGAGATATATCGTATTCGCCCTAGCCTCGTCACTGCTCATTTTATTTCTTTAATTCGAGTAATTTTATAATTTCTTTTGTTTCATTTAGGTTCTTTACCCATTTGATTCTATTTGCATTAGTAGTTTTCTGAGAACTTCTTAACCATTTTTCATCTTGAGTTCCAGGTAAATATAAGTTAAATACATAGCTAGTTTTACCTTCTTGAAATCTCAAACATCTACCTCTTCTCTGAATATGAGCCTTAGCTCCACTTGTCCTAGAGGCAATAATAATATTAGGAAGTTTAGGTATATCCATACCTTCATTAACTGCTATACAAGTAGATAAATGATTAAATCCATTATTGTTATTTTTAAATGCTGTAAGAAAACTATCTTTCTTTTTTAATTTAGAATGAAATGGTAGAATATCATTTCTACCTACACATATTAAATCTGCAAATATTGTAGCCTGAGAAAATATAACTGAACCACTAAGATTTAACTCATCAATTACTTGGTGAACTATCTTTACTTTAGAAGGACATTCATAAAGAAATTTCTTTCTTTTTTGCATTATCTTCCAAAACATAGATGCGTCTCCAATTTGTTCTTTCTCTTGACTTGTTCTATCGTTAGGTTTAATCTTTCCAATATCTTTCATATATTGACCTGCTCTACTAAATGCAATATAACCTCCAAGTTTATTTTCTAATCTTCGATAGTTTCCTTGTATTTTATTGTAAGCAGTCAGCTCTTCTTTATCCATTTCTATAGGCATATTAAATTCTACATAAGGAGAAATAATACCTAATTCTACTGCATCATCTGTAGTAAGAGTATAAGCTACTGGAACTATCTTTCTAGAGATTTTACGTTTCTTTTCAGGTATCCAAGCAGTTAAACCAAGAAGTCTATCATAAGTATTGTTCTCAAAGAATTTATGATATTCATACAACTTAGAGTCGTAGTCATCTTCTTCGGGAATATAGTTATGCCATTCATCTCCTATAATAAGGTCAAAATGTTTATCTTTCCATTTATATACTGTTTGAATACATTCTATTGTGACTTTATCCAATGCTTCTTCAAAGTTCCATTTCTTGAATTCATCAGGAAATACATCATCTCGTATCACGGTAGTAGGAACTATTATCAAGATTTTAGCATCAGACTTCTGACCCATTACCCATTTAATAGCTTTAATTGCAGCATAAGTCTTACCAGCACCTGTTGCTAATTGTAAGACTCCTTTGCAACCTCTTCTAAACCATGAGTTAAGAGCTTTTTTTTGCATTGTGTCTTTTGCTTCATGTCTTGTCATATTGTTTTTTTTAGTTCATATTGTTCAGTTAACTCTAAATCTTCTGCAGTAAGCTTTCTAAATCTATCTTGAGAAAAGAATAAAGGAATATTTTGAGCACTTAAAGGATATTGTTCTAATTGTATCCAAGCTTCTTTAAAAGCTTTGATTGTTACTATTTCATCCTTATTAGGATAAGCAAAATCTGATGGTGTACCATACACTTGCTTAAATTTATTATTTATACATACTATGTCTTCTCCTATTTTAAAATTCATATCTTTAATTTTTAGTTGTAGTAACCGTCCCATTGTCCCCCACAATACTCGTCGTTTAGGTCTAGACTTCCATCTTCATTTATACGAGGTATTGAAAAGTTAAATGGCCCATCTGCCTGTTCTGCACAATTTTCTTCTTCTTTATATAGTTCTTCTAAACTATTAAATTTAACTACTGTACTTTTGTAACATCCGTCACAATCTCTAGAGTCAAAGTTCATTAGTATGTGTCCATCTTTAAGTAACCTTTTTAGTATTTCGTTTTCTCTTTTTAAGTTTTCCATATTAAAATAATGTTAATTGTTTTGGTTCTAGCTTATCTATTATCTTATTGATTATAGCTATGTAATAATTATAGTTAATTTTATAATCTTCAATGGACATATTATCATCTACATTATTAATGATAGATACATTGTGTCCTGCTGCAAGATCATTAAGTCTTCCATTATCTTTTCTTTTCTTAAAGAATTTACTATTTATTGTTGTTATATAATATCGATTAGTTTTTTGACATTCTGTAATTACATGCTTTCCATTTTTTAACGTATGAAGTTCTGCTGTAAATTGACTACCAATTTTCTGAGCTGCACAAAAGTCATGAATGTCTTTATGAGTAGGAATAAATTCTTCTGGACTAATTCCATTATGAAAATATTCATATAGTGCTAATGCTACTATTGGTTTGTTATAAGAACAAGTATAATTTTGAGTAAGGAAAGTAGATACTGTATCTAAATCTCTTACGAAAACTCCTTTCTCTTTAAGCTCTCCTGTAGAAGTTATTATGGAGAAGTTGTTAACGTCTCTAATTATACATTTTTTATAATCAGCAAACTCTAAAGGAATATTTACATATTCAGAAAAGTCTTTTGATATTTGTTCAAATTCTTCTACTTTGTCTTTAAGTACTTTAACAGTAAGACCATCAGTATTAGCATAAAATACTTTACATCCAATTTTTTCATACTTTTCAATAAGCATTAATAAGAACATCTGTCCATTGAGAGTTACTGAATAACTAGCCTTACAGTCTTTAAGCCAACCGTAGTCAAAATTAAGTTTACCATAAACAGAGTTAATTACAATCTTTAATGCGTCAGCTACTAATTTATTACCTATTGCTTTTGCTTTAAGTCTTTGTGTTACTAGTGTTGTAAATAAAACTAAGAATTTATTTGATAGATGTTCAGGATAAAGTTTGAGGTTAATCATTAAATTAGGATAGTATGAACCGAAATCTACATCCTTTATATAATATTCATCAGTCTCTTCGACGATCATTGGATTGTTATAAGAATGAAGTCCTCCTAAAAGAATATCATATCTACTATTACCAAATATAATATTACGTTTGAACTTGTTTCCTTTTTCCCACTTAGTATCCTTAATGCTTTGATGTAGTTCTTTTAATATAGGAGCATCAAATTTAATTAAGTCAGATAAACAATCTTTTAGATTAACAAAATCTCTTTCTGTTTTTATATCTTTAAAATCTTTATATTTTTTACCTGTAGCTTGTTCCCAGAACTTACCCATTAATTTATCAGCCATAGATGACCTACTAGAACTCCATAGTTTAATTCCATAGTTTCTACCTATTTCTCCTCTAATCTTAATCTCTGAATTTACTATTTGTTGAAGTCTTTTTGTTGCTAATACATCATTTCTGTTGTATTTCATTATCTCAACAATTTCTTCAGTTTCAACCCAACTATCAAAAGGTTTAGGTAAATCTTGAACTTTATACCATCTCATAGCAATACAAGCTTGCTTAAGACTTACTCTATTTTTATCGAATGCCATAAGAGACATTAAATCTACAGTTTTATAGTGTTTAGTCCATAAATAAGGTTTAAGAGCAACGTTCCAATAAATGCTTTGATTATTCTTTTGTGAATTTATTATTTCACAACTTAAATTATATATTTTATCAGTTATTTCATTCGTTGTTAAGTATCCAAATTTGTTTACATTTTCAACTAAATAATTAGTTATTATGTTGTCATATTTAGTACTATTGTACCCTATTAGATAACTAGATTTATTAAGTATATGGTCAACAAAAGAAATCAAATCATTTCTTTTTCTGTTAATGATAAACTCGTATTCTTCATCGGAATCTTTATCTATCAGTATGCTACTAAAGAAATTAGGGAAGACTTCGTGGTCATGTATCCATACTTTTTTCTCTGTTTTCATAATTTTCTTTAATGTAAGCGCTTATGTTTATTCTATCATCAACAGACATCTTTGCTAATTTATGAAGTAGTTCTGAATAATTAGAACATAAGTCACTAAATTGTCTATTTGCTCCTTCTTCTGAGTCTACTAAATCATATACTTTTTTAGTGTATTTGATTAGTTGAAGATAA